CTACCGAACAGTTCAACAGTGGCGACACTCCAGGCATCTGCTGCAAGTGTGACTACTCGATTCGGTGCTGCATTTGCGCCGTGGGTAGTGATTCCTGGTCTTACCGCTGGAACTGTGAGAACAGTTCCTCCCTGTGCTCTTGTAGCGGGTTTGCTTGGTCGCAACGATCCTACACTCGGAGCAAATGCTCCTGCTGCTGGTGTAAATGGTCAGGCGTTGTATGTGACTGATCTAAGTCAACCTGACTGGACTGATGCTCAGCGCACTACACTGAACAGCTCCGCTTGCAATATCGTCAGGCGTATGTTTGGTGGAGTGAGAAACTATGGTTGGCGCGCACTTGTCAATGCTACCTCAGATCCCTCGTGGGTGGACTTTGGCAATGCTCGTCTGTTCGTAGCTCTAACTGCTGAACTCAATGGAATTGGTGAAAACTACATCTTCCTCGAAATCGATGGACAAGATGGTAATACAATCACTAGCTTCCACGGAGCACTCGCAGGTGTCCTGTTGAATCACTTCTATGCTGGTGATCTGTTTGGTGCAACGCCTGATACATCATTTGCCATCGATACAGGGCCTCAGGTGAATACTCTACAAACGATCGCTAACAATGAACTTCACGCAATCGTGCGTGTGAAGATGGCACCGTTTGCTGAGTACGTCGTTATCCAGATCGCCAAGCGTCAAGTCACGCAAACGCTGTAACTAACAGCAGAGGAGGTGAAATAATCAAATGGCAGTTCGTGATAACGGAGCTAGACAGGATACCTGGAATGTTATCCTAACCGTTGCAGGTCATAACTTCGGCGTTTGGGACAAGAAAACTGGTGGTGAGCTTGACTCTGATGAAGTGAAGTATTACCCTGGTGGGATGGCTACAGCTCAGTCTCTAGGTGGACGTGTGACTCCTGGTAATATCACACTCCAACGGCTCTACGACAGAGACGATGATGACCAATACATCCAGGTTCTATTCAATGTGGTTGGTAAGGGTAAGGCTGTGGTAACGCAGCGGGCACTCAATATCGATGGAAAGGGATATGGTAAGCATATCGTGTGGACAGGTAAGCTCAAGCGTGTCCTTTTCCCGGACGTGGATTCAGAGGCTACATCTGCTGCCATGATCGAAGTGGAAATCACGACTGATGGTACACCGTCTGTGAGCTAACAAATAACCATACAGTCATGGAAAGGAGAGAGTCATGACTGATGTTGAGTCAGACAGTTGGGTAGATCAACCAACTGATGACGAGCATGAAACAGAAGTGTTGCCCCCTGTGCCGGTTGCAGCGCCAGGGGCCGATTTTTCACTTCTGGATACTTTCAAAGCTGAACTGCAAGAGCTGGTTGAAGCTGAATCAGTGATGATCCCCGTTCAGGGATATGAGAAGACAGGATTGCAGATCAAGTATCATATGCCTGTAAGCGGTAAAGAGCTAGATGCGATTGGTCGTAGGGTGCAGAGGCAGTACAAGGAGCGTTATGATCAAAACATCTATACCGCTATAGACACGATGATTCATCTCTGCGATGGATTGTACGTTCAGCCAGAAGATGTAGAAGAGCCAGTAATGCTAGATCCCCAGGAAATCGGCGAGCCTGTGAAGTTCGATGAAAGACTCGCCGGAATCATGAATATGAATGGCGACGAGCCTATCAGAGAAAGACGAGTCGTTAGGCGTCTGTTCGGTGGCAATGATCTAGCCGTTCTTACACATGCTGAACGATTGAATCGTTGGCTACAAAACACGAAGGCTGACCTCAATGCAGAAATTTGGCAGTTGGGGGAATAGATACCGAGGCACTTAGTATGGCTGCTCAGCTGGGTGCTCTCGGTATAGATCCTATGAGGTTTCTTGAAACAAAAGATCCATTTGAGAGAAATCTCTTGATTGAGTTAGCTTCAAAAATCAGTGAGTATAAGACGAAAATGGATCACAACCTTGCTGTGGATATCGCCAATTCTGTAGGCAAGTTGTTCAAGTCGTAAAGATAATGGCATACGGAGAACTAACACAAGCGCAGAGAATCCTCATCGAGGTCTACATGCGCGGTGGGCCGCAATACAAGAAAGAAATGATAGAGCTTGGTGCTGCGACTGGTCTTCTAACCAAAGAAGAACAAAAACTTGCTATAGCTCAGGCTAGAGTCACACAAAGAACGTGGCTACAGAATCAGGCGCTATTCACAGCAAGACGTTTCCTGTTCTACGGTACACTCGCTACTGTTGGTATAACGGCTGCGATCTTCAGGATGGGATTTGCTTATGATTCAGCTCTAAATCAAGCACAGGTAGCACTTCAACCAGTTATTACAAATACTGGTGTACTCAAGAAAGAACTGGGTGATCTATATAGGATTGCGGCTCTCACCCCATTCCAGTTCAAAGACGTGACTATCGCATTCCGCACAATGTATGCGGGATTCCGTCCTTTGAACATTTCCATGCAGACTACGAATCAAACAATTCAAGCGATCACGGACGCTCTGTCGTATGCTGGTAAAGTTACTCCTGCTGCACTAAATCGAGTAAGCGTGGCTCTACTGCATATGGCGTATATGGGCAGACCTGCCGGACAAACCATCATTCAGCTAGCACGCGACGGTCTACCGATCTACTCAGCGCTGCACAAGGAGCTTGGTCTAACTGAAGCTCAGATGAGAAGCATCGGATCTACGGGAATTACCGCAATCGATGTTATCAAAGCGCTGAATAGATACATTGAGACAACACCTGGATTCGCTGGTGCAGCGCTCAAACAGTCCAATAGGACTTTGGTGGGTGCGTGGACCACGTTCAAAGACCTGTTGTCTCAGGCTTCTGGACAATCTCAGAGAGGTATCTTCGATAGTGTCCGACGCATGCTATACGGTGTGAACAAACAATTGGCCGTGTACTACAACAAGCAGAAGCCGATAACGATTACCAACATCGCAGAGGCATTTGACAAGCAATTGTCTCCAAAAACTCATACAGTAATCAGAATTTTTACGCTCTTTGAATACATTCTAAAGGGCATAATTGGAACACTGCTGTTCATGGTCAAGGCGATTGCTGCGATTTTAGGATTCTTCGATTTGTTGGGAAGTCATGTCGGCGGACACAATATGTGGGCTGTTAGAACCTTCGGTAAAGCCCTCGGCATCCTACTCGGCACCTTTATCGGATTCAAGGTTGTCAAAGGCATACTTCTCGATGTAAAGGGTGCTCTGTGGTTGTTCATAAGACCGTTAGGATGGTTGATAAAAAACTACAATGCGATCAAGAAGACCCTTATCCTGATAGTCTTTGAGATGGAGCAAATGGCAATTTGGGCGTGGGCAAATCCATACGTATTGCTTGCAGCAGCTTTTGTAGTTCTCATAGCCACTCTGATAATTCTATACTATAGATGGAAATGGTTCCATAATCTGGTAAATAATACTTTCGATTGGATAATGAAACATTGGAAGTTGGCGATAGTCCTGTTGGCTATGTTTGGTGGGCCGATAGGACTCATAGTTGCGGGAATTCTCTTGATTTACAAGACTTGGAAACGTGTCTACGATCTTCTCAAGAAGATTTGGGATATAATGCAGAAGATTGCTCATCCACTGGGGGCACTCGGTTTTGGCTCCAATCGAGTAGCTTCTGTTAGCGAAGCTCCCTCGTGGGCACAAGGCAGTCTCAGACGACAAATGGCAGCAGCGGGTAACACTAGAGCCGCAACTCAATCAGCAGTAACAGCAACAGCAACACCCAATATCTCTAACCAGCTTATTCCTCAATCATCCGTTACTCAGTCTGTCGCAGATTTTATCAGGGCCGGAGAAGGTACAACTACTGTGAATCTCGTAGTTGATCGTAAAGTCCTTGCTACCGCTGTAGCTAGAGCCAATCAAGATAAGAGGGCGCTAAAATAATGCCACAGCAATTGGATGCTTCCAAGTATTATGCCATCAGATCCACGACTGGTACAAGAGTCGTAGTCAGACGTGGAGCCGATGCTCCTAATATAACAGGCGGTGGAGCACGGTATACGATAGTCCAACGTCCTCGTAGAACGTCGATGATCCAGTGGAATGGTGATGATCCATATACGATGGATCTACCTATTCTGTTTGATGGTTGGGCTCTAGGTACATATGGAACAACTAGTGAAAGTGTGGAACAAGACATCGCTGCCGTAAACCAGATGATGCACTCGCAAGGAGAGCTAACTCCCCCTGTGCAGGTTTTTATAGAGGGGGCCGTTCCTGTGAAAGGCGCTAAATGGGTGATTCAGACTATTACATGGGGATCGGTGACAATCTGGGATACTGATGTGAAGGGTAAAGGCTATAGATTGAGGCAAGATGCAGTAATTGGACTATTGCAGTTTTTCCCGGAAACCGTGCTTCAATTCCAGCGTAAGCCTGGAACTACCACACCGTATACTGTCAAGACTCTCGATACGTTAGCGGCGATTGCAGCTAAGTACGGAGTCTTGAAATCCGACATCATGAAGAAGAACAACATTCGTGATCCTAAGTCGATCAAAGTCGGTCAAATGATATTGATTCCTCCTGCGATCTTTGGGCCTGCGTTTGGTACTCTGCCAATTACTGGTGGTTCGGCACATCAACAAACATGACAGCCCCGCAGAAAAAGACCACAACCGTTAGCGCGAGGCGTAAGCTAGAGCTATCGCAGCTGACCCAGAAAGCTGTGCAGCAGGAGCTTATGGGTACGGATGTGTCTCTCGATCAATTCTCATTGATGCTATCAGGCCAGACCAAGACTAATGTCGTCGATCGTATCGTGGATGGCACGATCACAAGAACGATCGATGGATCGTCCACTCTGAGTGTAGTTGTCAACGATTACGACAGAGCATTGCTCAGTAGTGATCAGTTGCACAACAAGATGGACGTACAAATCGATGGCCTGTGGTTCAGATTGAAAGGCGTGGATAAGACTGGCGACGAGCTTACTCTTACATTCGAGGACAGAGAGATAGCTATTCTGCGAACCTACAAATCGTGGAAGATTGCTCGTCGCTCGAAAGTCACCAGAGCCGAGTTTATTATGAATCTGATCCGCGAAGTCAAAGAATTCAGGATTCCGACAGTAATCCCCGAATTACATGCGAATCAACTATTCGCACGTTACGACGGTGATCTTGTCGGACAAGATGCTATCATCAACAAAGTCAAAGGATTGCCACAGAATCCCAAAGGAACCAAGAAGTTCAATATCGGAGTTCCGAGTTTTAGTGGTAACGCACCGGGAGTGACAGCCAAGTTTCCGGCTGCACTCACAGACAAATATGGTAATCCCGCCACTGAACAACAGAAGATATATGCCAAGATTATTATGGCGCAGGGCGAACAAATGGGAGTACCTCGCAAGTTGATTGTCTGTGCGATGATGACGACTCTGATGGAATGCAATATAGAAAATTTGCCTACATCGCACTCAGACAACGACTCGGCTGGGCTCTTCCAACAAATTGGGAAATACTACGGGTCTGAGGCAGAACGACTAGATCCCGAAAATGCCTCGAGAATGTTTTACAACGCGATTCTCAAGACTTACAATGCTCATCCCGATTACTCGATGAACGATCTCTGCGCATTTACTCAAAATCCTGTAGCGTCGTCCCTGAATTTGTATGGTCAATATCAGACTATAGCAGAACAATGGGTGAACGCTTACGGTATCCTAGGCGGGGATCAAGGAAATGGCACAGCAGCCGCGGCAAACGGATCAGACGCTAATATCACAGGAGGCACAGACTACTTCTTTTATCGCGGAAATATCGAGAACAAGAGAGGTCAAAAAATACGCAAGCCTGAAAGTAGTTGGGACTGTATTCAGCGTCTCGCTCGTGATGTAAGTTGGAAGGCATTCTTCGTTAGTGGGGTATTTTACTATATTAGCGAAGATGACCTAATCAAGCAGATGCCAATGCTCACACTCGA